ATAGAATCTTTGACATACTTTATACATGTGAAAGAGTAATAAAAATCTTTCTAGAAGATTTCTAATTAAAAATTAAATGTTTAGATCTCGGTAGACTGCCATAACATTTAGGACGTAAGATCCAAACATGGGGTATGATGGATTTAACTCCATCAAAGATGAAACTTACGTGTTCACCAAATCACGACCTGTGATAACGAGGAATGATATTATAATCTGTCCTATATCTATTACGTGAATGTTATATATAAAGATTAAGATCTATCCCCAAAGGTTGTATAATACGATCAATATTTTACTTTCTTTTATTGTTGCAGGTGACGGCTTTATCCACGTTGCAACGGTAATTGTGGGTATAGATCTTTAGTCTAAGAGGGCTACCGTTACCACAAGTTCGGGTAATCCCTGACGACTAACTAATGTATGATATAACGTAATATAAACTTAACTGTAATTTAAACTTGATTATATATATGTCTTAAAAACCCCGTTTTTGCTACGCAAAAATATATGTTATATTAATTATCATGTACGTGATGTTCTTTATCATAATTTATTTTGTCCTCGCACAAGAACGATAACTTCCAGAACGTCTTCTTGTCGTCCATACCCAATGCCTCTGGGTTTTTCCCAAAGCATAATTCGAACCAGCGTATCACTGTTTTATAATCGTGTAATTCAAAGTCCACCATATCACTGTTAAATACTATGTCCTTTAAATACTTTAACATAACAACAAACTTTATATTAGTATTATATATTGTATAATACATGAGCAAGGACAAGATTGAGGCTATAAGGGAGAATACCCCAACAATGATTAAAAAGGAAGTAGCCAAACCCTGTTCTTGTATCCAAGATACAGGACGAGATATTAGATGTCCTGATCATGGTGATCCTGACAAAATCTGACACCATGTCAAAATATGTTATTTATACAATAAGTTTATAAACTATTATATATTCATTATACTATGGGTTTACGTGCTAGAATCAGTAGTATTAGAAACACCCTTAGCCCCGTAAACAAAGGTTATACAGAATCAACTACTAGACCTTCTGTAGCACAACCTTATATGGCAACTGATACAGGTGCTAAACTTCCTATATTCCCATTCCCTCTCATAATGATTTATGAGTTGGCAGATAACATTGATGCTTTACGTATTCCTATTGAGACTCTAAACAGAGAAATGTTCAAGAATGGTTGGCAGATCACCGAACGTTTCAAGTACAAATGTAATCAATGTAGTAAAGAATTTCAATATGCTCCTAATGTAGCAGTTGAAGGTGAAGAACCAAAGAAGGTACAACAAATACAATGTGACTCATGTCAAAGTTATGATTTACGAACCCCTGTACCAGAGCACCGTAAGATTATTGAAGATTTGATAAATAAACCTGTTAATGGAAACGCCCAAAATCTGGAAGACGTAGCTAGACAATTAGAAAGAGATTTAGAAATAGCAGATAATGCTTACTTGCTTTTATTAAAGAATTACTTTATTGATGATATTACTGGAGAAATTGATGAATCTAAAACCGAGATAAAAGAACTATTAAGAATTGATCCTCCACAAGTCGCAATGATTGCCGACTCTGATGGTAGAATCGGTTATGATGATAAGAGACAAAAGATATTTGTATGTCCTAGATTCGAACATAGAGATGCTAGATTATATAATGATAGATGTGATCAATGTAACGCTAAAGCCCTAAAGGCAATATTAGAAGTTAACTCTGTTTACTCTATAGGTGTACCACATCCTAAGAGAGTAATTTATGCAGAGGGTGAAGTTATATGGAAAGCAGGTAAATACAAACCATCTTTAATCTATGGATTCTCTCCTATCTATGCCGTATGGAGTAAGGCTATGGCTCTATCTCATATGGATGAATATGTCAGAAAATACTTTGATAAGATGAGACCACCAAGAGGACTCTTAGTTGTAGCATCAAGAAACTATGAAACCTTTAGAAAGTCATGGGATGCACTTGAACAAAAAGCAACAGAAGACCCATACATGATTCACCCACTTATGGTAGAGTCAGACAAGGGTGGACAGAATATGGCACAATGGTTAGACTTTACTGGTACATTACAAGAGTTACAGTTCATTGAAGTAAGAAAAGAGTTAAGACAAATTATTGGTGCAGTGTATGGTGTGTTACCTTTGTACTATGGTGAGATGGTAGGTGGATGGTCACAAGAGGGATTACAAGTTACAATTACAAATCGTGCTGTCAAATGGGGTCAAGACATTCTATACAAATCATTCTTTAAGAAATTTGTAGAGTTGATGGGTGTAGATGACTGGGATCTCAGATTAGAAGCAGGAGAAGAGAATGATAAACTATCTGAACTACAAAGAGATGGAGTAGAAATACAAAACATGGCTTTACTTCAACAGATGGGATTCAAAGTTACAAGAACCCATACTGGTGAATACAATGTTTCCCAAATACCTGAACCAATAGATGAACTACAGATGGGTAGAGGTAGAGGAACAGCAGCCCCTGAAGAGAACAGACAAAACTTTGCAGGTCAACCACAACAGAATAGACCATCTGATGTAGGTGGTGTAACCCAAGGTTCACCTAGTTCTGGTGCAGGAACTTCTCTCTCTCAGAAGAACTTCCCAACAGGCATTACCCCAGATAACTTTGATGTTGTGAAAAAAACATTACAATCAGCAATGGATTACAACTGGAAGAAAACTAAAACAGTTGATGAACTTAGAAAGTTTACAGGAATTACAGTAAGAGAAGCACGTAACATTGTACAGAATGAATTTGACATGGTGAGAAAGTGGGAAGATGACGAAGAGACATCATAGATGCGATGAAACATGTGAGATTCATAAAGAACTTACAGATAAAGTCAAAAAGAAAACAAGAAAGGTTAAAACTCCCAAATATACAATATTTGATGACACCTTGACAGATATGAAAAAAATAACTGACGAGGTACAAAATGATGATGTGTTTGTATGTCTACAAGATTGTCTAAAAAAATTGATTGGGATAAAGAAAGATCATGGCTACTAAGTTAAACTTAGATTCTGGTGGTACAGACATTGGTAACAAGATAGTTGACATACATCAAAAGAATGAATATACTAAAGTAAACAATTATAAGGAAGGTCTATGTTTCGGTTGTTTTGGTTCTAATGTAGTAGGGGCACTTGTATCTGACATATGTGGAGACTGTGCTGGAAAGAAGGGTAGAGAACCGTTATTAGTATCAATAAAACCAATCTATTACGGAATGTGTCACTTTTGTGGTGTATATAAATTCAACATGGAACAGATTAATTGTAGGTTATGTCAGAAATGTCATAGAAAAACAGCTAATCATATGAAAGAGTATAATAAAGTAGGTGGTATGCATGGTGCAGATCCATTCTGGAAATCAATGAGAAGAAAACATGGAAAGGATTGGAAACAAATAATGTCTAGTGGTACAAAGTCTTGGAGACGTTAATCATTCTTTAATATAAGAATAATCCTATCTAATTCAAAGTCATAATATCTATGATCATAATCAATTATTTTATTCTCATTTCTATACACTGCATCAAAATACCTATCAACCTTCCATTTCAATGATGGTTTTCTAAGGAATCTAGAATTAAACTCTAACTGCATCTTTTTCCTATTAAATTTGATTTTTTCATATTTTATTAATTCAGTACCTTCATTCTCATGTTCACCTAACGTACCATTCCTAAAATGTACTAGGGATTTTTGTAATAATGGTCTCTCCTTTTGATCATTGGTGTTAGTTACAATATATAATTTATTCTTATCCTGTATATACATATCAATTATCTTTATTCTTCTCATTTTATCTTCTGTATGCCCTTTATAGAAATGATCAAATCTCATCATATTATCGAATATATATATTGCAGATGCCATATACACTAAATACATATAGAAGGTTAATAAATAAAGTGTATGGTTGATTTAGATGAAGATGAATCATGTGAATGTGGTGGAAGGGTTTATAGTTATGTTGGATTCAAAATGTCTTTAGATTTATGTTACAAATGTGGTAAATTTCATTGTAAGACAGATATAAAAGGTGATGATTTTATTAGTTTCATAGAGGAAAATTCAGATTTAATACCTCATTTAATAAAAATGAAATACCTTATACCTGTGTAATCTTTATAACTATGTTTAAATAATATGTTTTATGGAACAATTGTTTAATTCATTTGTTGAACCACTGTTATTAACAATGATGATAGCAACAGGTGGGGGAGTTGTAGCTTTCTTCAAAAAAATGAGTAAAACACAGAAAGATTTATGTGAAACTGTATCAAGATTAGAAAAAACACTTATTATTTTAGCTAAAGCAGTTGATAGACAGACCAATCGTGCTCACCCAGATAGTGACTCTGATTTAGATGATTTAGTCAAAGAATTACTAGATAAGTAAACTTAAATACTACACTGTAAGAATTTGTCTATGGTAGACCCATTACTTGCAGTAGTTCTCGCAACAGTCGCAGGTTCAGTACTGAATACCATTAGAGGATTTCTAGGTTCTCCTGAACCAGTATATGATATTAAGAAATTCTTTGGTGCAGTAATTGTATCTGGATTCGCAGGACTCGCTGTAGCACAAACAATATCAACATCTGGAATAGACGTTTTAGGATTAGTCCTGATTGGTCTTATGGCAGGTTTCACAGTAGATTTCGCTGTATCCAGAGCAAAAAAAACTCAGTAACAGTTAGTTACTAAAAATCCTTTTTATTCTATTTTTTTATCTCTACAATAATCTTTATTAGTATTAATGTAATCTTTTATATATGGCAAACATACTTCGATTTAACCAACTTACCACATCTCTAAAGAGTATGGAGTCAATCAACTCTGACGAAAGATATTTTGAGGGACTACTCACTGTGCAGATGAAGGATAAGCAGGGAGAAGTCACGATTGTAGATGAACTTTACAAAGTGTTACCAATCTGGATGGATAGAGGTGCACCAATATCTGACACTCATAGTAATAGAATCATAGGAAAAGGTATCAATTATTCTAAAACAGTAGTTAAAAATGAACATGGTGAAGATTTACCAGCAATTAAAATTACAGGTAAGATTTACAAGAATTATGAACTAGATAATGTTATCTGGGATAAAATCAAGAATAAAGAATATAAGGGATTATCATTTGGTGGAGCAACTCGTTCTAACAGAACCCCAATGAAAATGAAAGATGGATCAATGGCATATGCATTATCCAATTTAGAACATTATGAGGTTGCAGTATGTAAAGATCCAGCAGTACCAATGGCAATCATCACTGATTATAATCCTATAGCAAAAGCAAATTATTCATCAAGTAGAAGAGATGACAATAAGATGGTTATTCAGTGTACAAATATGGGATGTTATGTAGAAAAAGCAGATCTAAACGAATCACAAACATTTGAGCAAAAGGTAGAGGCTCTGGTAAGAGAGGGTAAATCAAGAGAATCAGCAGAAAA